ACCCATCAATACTTTGTTGAAAATAAATCTAGGTGTTTTCCCTAATACTCAACACTGACTGTTTGTGGAGTAAAATTGACGGATGACAAAACAAGAAGCAATCGAAAAAGCTGGATCACAGTCTGCCTTGGCAAGGCTGTTGGGTGTGAGTCGCAGTGCTGTTTGGCAGTGGAAGACGCTTCCATCTGGACGGTTGTATCAACTGATGGTTGTTAGACCAGATTGGTTTGACAAGGTATAATTTTTTGAAACCCAGCTAGGTCTGAAGTCATGAGCAGATCGAAAAGCGCACCTCCCGCCTGCTGTCGTTTCTTTCTGGAGGTTTGCGAGGATGCTTCAATGCACTACTACCAGTTTCACATAGGTGACTACGCCAGCCACACGGGGAACCTTGGCACGGACGGAATTTTTTACAAAGAGGCTCGATATGCTTGATTGTGAAAATTCGCAAAAAACCTCAGTTTTTACAAAAGACCAAGTCCCGTTTGATTCAGGTCTTTTTTGTGATGATTTCATTTTTGCCGTAAAAGATCTTTCCGAGGTCAGCCAGCTAGAAGTTAAAAAAATCTCAAACACATATGCAAATAATTTCGTTCTTAACCACCACTATTTAAAAAGAAAACTATACATTGCAAGAAATGTAAGTTATGGAATTTTTTTTAATGGTTATTGCATTGGTGTTTGTATGTTTGGTTTTCCTGTTTGGAACAAATACCCCGGATTAGTTCCACCGATGAAAAGCGCCGAAGTCCCAGAGCTTTTGAGACTTTGCACACTTTCCTGTTCACCAAAAAACGGGGAAAGTTATTTCATTGCTAAATGCTTAAAGATGTTAAAACAAGATTGGTTTGATGAGGTTGGCGTTTACCCCAAGGCTGTAACATCATTGTGTGATTTGGCTTTTGGGTTCAACGGGTCAATTTACAAAGCGACAAATTTCGAGTTGCTTAAAATTACAGAAGGTCGAGCAACAAACCCGGGCGGCACACATGGCAAATGGAAAAAAAACACAGATACTCAAAAGGCGGAAAAAGCCATGTATGTAAAATTTTTATGCAAAAAAGCAAAGTTTGATTTATAATTTTCCTATCCCTTGGCGGGGATTTTTCAGCAAGACTTAGCCGGGACACTGCTGGTGCTGACCAGTCCGCCAACATCCGAAAGGATGAGTGTCTCGCCTAAGTCTTTTTTTTGGGCAAACGAAATGGACAAGTACCAGCGATATGAGGCCGAGAAATCAACTTGGCTTTACCTACATCCAGACGCAACACCGCACCAGATTCAAGACGCTCTCAAGGCTATTGCCAAGCGGTTGGGGGTGTGATGCATTACTACAAACGGAACCTTGGCGACTACGCCAAAAAATGCGGACGGTTGACCATGCTTCAGCACGGTGCGTACACGCTCTTGATCGACTCGTGCTATGACCGTGAGAAATTTCCCACGGTAGATGAAGCGATTGAGTGGACTTGGGCAAGCACAGAGGCAGAGGTAGAGGCTGTGAAGTTTGTGTTGAGCAGGTTCTTTACACTCGACAATGATGGTCAGTATGTGCAAGACCGGATACTCCAAGAACTGCTTGAGTACCATGAAAAAGCTGACACCAACAAACGAATCGCTATTGAACGTGAAACGAAGCGTAAGCTAAACAACACGAACCGTACACCGCCCGTTGACGAACCGCCACCTAACCATAAACCAATAACCAAGAACCAAATAAAGAATAGTGCTGTCCAGATACCTGAAGGTGTGTCTACTGAGGTCTGGCAGTCGTTTGTCTGGCATCGCAAAACAAAGAAGGCTGCTATCACAGACTTGGTTATGGCCTCTATCAGGAAAGAGGCAGCTACTGCTGGATGGACGGTAGAGCAGGCTTTAAGTGAAATCATAGTCAGGAACTGGTCAACATTTAAGGCTGATTGGGTGGACAAGAAGGTCAGTGGAAGTCAGTTTTTGGGAGGCATCTGATGAGAGGCCATGAAGAACTGATAGCCATGAGGATTCGTGGCAACCATCCCAAAGCAGTCAACATCTGTGACTTTCCTGTCAAGCTGGATGCTGAGTGCCCAACAGTCTGTGTGGCTGAAGACCATGTGGTTGATCTTGACCTGCGGTTTGTGTTTGACATGATTGTCCACATTGATGGGCACGATGAGGCCAGAGCAGACGAACTCATGCAGAAATGTATTGATGCTGACGCTCGGATTGTTAGCAGAAGCTGCTACCCCAAAAAGGGCACATACCAAGGCAGAGTCCCCTTAACCCACAAATTCTTTGCCAAATGACCACCATATTCTCAAACCAAGACGTAGATTTCCGTCAGTACCTGAGAGACACGGATGCCAAGGCGAACGTCAAAAACGCTGCTGACTACACAAAAGTCCTGAAGGCAAGACTCAGGCAGAGCCATTCCGAGAAGAAGGTCTATCTTCCTTGGCCTAAAACCCGAGACAACTTTGACTTCCGAAAGGGTGAGGTCACGGTCTGGGCAGGTCAAAACGGGCATGGTAAGAGCCTGGTCACCAGCATGATTGCCTTGTCCCTCTTGGGGCAGGACGAACGGGCCTGTATAGCCAGCTTTGAGATGAAGCCTCACCTCACTGTCCAGCGGATGGCAAGGATGTTCAACGGGCTAAACCCTTTTTGCCAATCATTCCAAAATGCCAAGGGCGTAGAGGCCATTGATGCCTTGTATGACGACTTTGGGGGCTTTGTTGATGGGCGGCTGTTCATCTACGACCAGCAGGGCACAGCAGACCGTGAGTTAGTTCTGGGAATGGTGAGGTATTGTGCGAAAGAGCTAAACATTGGTCACGTGTTCATTGACAACCTCGCCAAGGTGGTCAGTGGGGAGGACGATTACAACGGTCAAAAGGCTTTTGTGGACGAACTCACGGCTATTGCAAGGGACATGAACATCCACATCCACCTTGTCCACCACCTTAAAAAGCCCAACAAAGAGACAGAACTGCCAGACAAGAACGACCTGAAGGGGTCTGGAGCCATTGCTGACCAGGTGGACAACATCATTTTGGTGTTCAGGAACAAGGCCAAAGAGATTGCTTTGAAGACTGAGCCAGCCAAAGTCAACCTAGACGACCCAGATCAAGTCCTGTTTGTCAGAAAGCAGCGGAACTATGAGGGTGGGTTTGATGGTGAGCCGATGATCAAGCTGTGGTTTGACCCTGACAGCCACCAATATCACGAGGCGAGGGGTTCAGGGATGCTGCACTTCATTCGCTACCCTCATGCTGAAATCTACAAATGACCTGCCAAGAGTGCCAATCAGTCACGGAAGCCCCCAAATGGAACAGATACGACCCGAACTGCATTTATTGTGGGGCAAGGCTACTCAGGCAGCTTGGCACACTGAACATCCCCAAAGACGAGATACAGAGGCGCAGAACCAAAGTTTTGACGGATTGGGTGAAGCAGGGCCACAGCGAAGACCAGATCAGAAACCTTCTAAGGTCTGGGCCTTGGACAAAACCAAGGAAATGACATGATCTACATAGGAATTGACCCCGGTTTCTCAGGCGCATGGGCAATGGTTGACCACCACGGCAAATACGTGTCCTGTGGAGACATGATCCATGATGGCAAGCACATCAAGCAAAGGATGGTCTGGGCCGAGATGAGCCAAGCCCTTGAGAGGCAAGACCGTGAGGTAGCCTTGGAGGTAGTCCATTCCATGCCGAAACAAGGGGTAGCCTCATCCTTCAAGTTTGGGATGGCCTATGGGGTCGCCTTGGGCCTTGTTGACCGTTTGCTATGTCCAGCCCACCTAGTCACCCCGCAGGCATGGAAAAAGCAGATGGGCTTAACCTCTGACAAGCACTTGAGTCTAAAGATGGCTAGAGAACTATGGCCCAACGCCCCGCTGACCCGACAAAAGGACAACGGACGGGCTGAGGCACTTTTAATTGCAGAATGGGCACGGAGGTTCACGGCATGACCGACAAATACGAGATTGAACTGGTTGACCGCATCCAAGCATGGAAAGACATACAGGATGGCCTCTATCCGTTCTTAAAAGGCCGATTAAACGGGGAAACGCGGTGGCTGCTTACCCTGAGTACCAAAAAGCGAACAAGCCCCCAGAATCGCCGTTATTGGGGTAAAGGTGTTTTGTCTCAAATATCTGAACAGGCCAAGGTTGGAGGCCAACAGTACAGCCCAGAGGCATGGCACGAGTTAGCCAAGCGCAAGTTCTTGGGTGTAACTGAGTTACCAGACGGGTCGATTGTGGGTAAAAGTTCCACAAACCTTACAACTACGGAGTTCAGTGAGTTCTGCACGCAGGTTGAGGCATGGGCGGCAACTGAGCTTGGGGTAACTTTTTACGACCTTCCAAAATGATGATTCCAAAGCACAACTACATCCGCAGCAAAAAGCTATTGCGCCTGGTCGCCAGTCTGGACTGCCAGTTGTGTGGATCAGGCATCTGTGTACAGGCAGCACACTCAAACTGGGGTGGAGGCAAGGGCAGAGGCATAAAAGCTGACGACAATCTTACGGCTGCGCTGTGCATGACATGCCATTACGACATTGATCAGGGCATCAGGTGGTCAAAGGCTGAGAGGCAACTGGCATGGAAGGTAGCCCATTACAAGACGGTACAGAAGTTGGCAGACAGTGGACAGTGGCCTCCAGAGGTTCCAATCCCTGTCATAGAATGAAGGCGCTGACAAAAGCAGTTGCCAGCTTGACCCATTGTTAGCTCAGTGGGTTTTTTTTAAGAGGTAACCAATGGGCAGACCACCAAACCCCAACACGACAAACTTCCTGAGAAAGATAGGCAAGGCAGAACAAACCATCTTGGCAGTCGCAGGTAAGGGAGACATCAGCCAAGGCTTCCTAGAAATACTGGACGTATACAGGCACTTCTACAACCAAGGGCTAAGACCCAACATGAACCTAGAACAGATAACCATAAACATCCCAGATGAGAACGCTTCTTAATAAACTCAAAGCATATAACGCCATAGAGAAAACACACAAAAAAAGCATAAGGGATTAAAGAGCCAAGGAAGGCATCAAAGTCAGGTCAAAGGGTAAGGGAAGACAAGAAGACTCAGAGGCCAGCACAAGAGGCGACAGAGGCTTGGATGAGGCAAGACTCAATGAGAAAGGTAAGCCACCCAAGCAGGGAAGGCAGAACACCACAAAGCCAACCCAACGGGAAAGACAAGTACCCCCCAGAGGCTGGAAGGTTTTGCAGAGTACCCCGAAGAGGCAAACCCAAGTCCCCCAAAGAAGCACCATCTGGCATATTCATTCTTTTTTTCTCCCCAGAATCCAAAATCCCCCAATCGAATCCCAGTTATCCACAGGGCAAACGTCAAGTTGTTCACAATCCCACGAGATTCAGACCCATCTGCCAGCTATCCAGTGGACAGCCTGTTGATAACCAAGGGTTTAGTTAACATAATGAACACTGTGGAATATGGAACTGCAAAAACGTAAGGGAAAACCCTAGTTATGCGTTTCTTGCATAGGGGGGGGTGGTCGGTCGGGTCGGTGTGATTGTTGTAGTAGCCTCCCCCCCTCTGAAAAGGTAAAATTGAGAAAACTCCGAAAGGGTAAAGTGCCGTGAAAAAAATGAGTATTCAGCGATATGCGAAGAACCCGCCTATTGAGTTGCCTAAGACTGATCACACTCGGATGAAGGAACTGAGGGAGATGATGATTCGGTCTGGGGGAAAGGACGTGGTGGAGAAGGTAGTGGAGATTGCGCTCAATGATGATCACCCTGGTCAGATGGCTGCGCTGAAGATGTGTATAGACCGGACGTTGCCTGTGTCTATGTTTGAGAAAGACAAGAGTCAGAGGAATGCGGTGACGATCAACATCACGGGGTTGGGTGTTGAGCCTACTGTTATTGATCAAGAGGATATAACTGATGTCTGAGCAAAACTGGATCATCACGTTTGTGAAGCAAGACCATCTAGATGAGATTCGGGTACTGACTACACAAGCTGCACTTGCCAGTGTGTTGAGTCAGTTGCTTGAGAAGTATCCCAAATACGCTGTGCGTGACATCATCACTATTCAGCCAACGGATATGACCTACTATGAGTGACCTTAATTTCGCCCTCTTGCCTTGGCAACAGACTGTCTACACGGACAAGACTCGTTTTAAGGTGATTGCTGCTGGTCGGCGGTGTGGGAAGTCTCGTCTGGCGGCTACTACCCTGATCATTGAGGCACTGAGGTGTCCAGCAGGGTCTGCGGTGTTGTATGTCTCGCCTACGATGGGGCAGTCTCGGCAGATCATTTGGGACTTACTGTTAGACCTTGGCAGAGAGGTCATCCAGTCTAGCCACGTTAACAACCTAGACATCACCATGATCAATGGGGCGCGGATTTACGTCCGTGGGGCTGATAGGCCAGATACCCTGCGTGGAGTTTCATTGACGTTTGCGGTGCTGGACGAGGTGGCTGACATCAAGCCCGAGGCGTGGGAGCAGGTTATTCGGGCCTCTCTGTCAGACAAGAAGGGTCGGGCCATGTTCATCGGGACTCCCAAGGGCCGTAACTGGTTCTTTGACCTGTGGAACCTTGGTCAAGAGGAGAAGGACTCGGATTGGAAGAGTTGGCACTTCACCACTGCGGACAATCCCTTGATCGACCCGTCTGAGATTGAGTCGGCTAAGAAGACTCTATCCAGCTTTTCCTTTAAGCAGGAATACATGGCCTCGTTTTCCAATGCGGGGTCTGACATCTTCAAAGAAGAGTGGATCAAGTACGGGAAGGAGCCTGAGTATGGTTCTTACTACATAGCTGTGGACTTAGCAGGCTTTGAGGAGGTGGCTAAACAAGCAGCCAATTCCAAGAAGCGTCTGGACGAGTCGGCTATTGCTGTGGTCAAGGTGACGGAGGACGGGAAGTGGTTTGTCAAAGAGATTGAACATGGGCGGTGGGATATTAGGGAGTGTTCTGCCAAGATTCTGATGAAGATGCGGGATTACAGACCTCTGTCGGTGGGGATTGAGAGGGGGGCGTTGAAGAACGCTGTTTTGCCATACTTGTCGGACTTGATGCGAAAGAACAATGTCTACTCGCACATCGTTGATTTAACCCACGGGAACCGAAAGAAGGCTGATAGAATCATTTGGTCGTTGCAGGGCCGTTTCGAACATGGCAGAATCATCCTAGACAGAGAAAAGGATTGGGCTGCGTTCGTAGATCAATTGATAATGTTCCC